CTCCAACACCAGCAGGGTCAAGAGTCATGGTCGCAGGACCAGAAATGGTATTAGATGTAACTCTAATAGCAGATCCTTCAGCACCTGTATGGAATGCAGAAGCAGTAACTGTAGAAGAAGCGTTTACTGTACCAGTAACACCCAACTCAGAACCATTGAAGGTTAGATTACCACTGTCTTCTAGTTCTCCACCAGAACCAGCAATAACAACTCTGTTGTCTGTAAGATCTTCAACAACTAATGTGTTAGCTGTTACTCCACCATTGAAATCAGCAGCACCACCAACTGTAGCTCCACCAGTTACGGTAAGTCCAGAAGCGATGTTAGCACCACCGTCAACATCAAGAGCACCTGTGACTGTTAGTCCAGCACCAACTGTTGCTGTAGTTGCCTTTAGGAATGTAGCAGTTGTAATACCACTGACGTTTATAGCACTAAAGTTAGCACCTTGTCCACCACCAAGAACGTAGTCCTTGATTCTAGAAGCATCAGTCTTTCTGTTAGTTCCATTACCACCGTCATCGATGATAAACTCATCACCATCTACAATAGCAGCACCAATGTCTGTAGCACCGTCTATATCTAATGTTGTAACTGGAGTTGTACCAGCAGATAAACCAGCACCAGATCCAGTGAATTGAGTTGCGTTTACTGTACCAGTAACACCTAATGTGGAACCATCGAAGGTTAAGTTACCACTATCTTCTAGTTCTCCAGAAGTACCAGCAATAACAACACGGTTGTCTGTAAGATCAGAAACCTGTAATGAGTTTACTGTAGCACCACCAGTAACAGTAAGACCAGATGCTATGTTAGCACCTCCATCTACGTCTAGAGCACCAGTAACAGTTGCACCAGCACCAACCTTCAAGGTCGTGGTATCAGCAAACGTTACAGTACCAATACCAGATACTGATATAGCAGAGAAGTTTGCTCCTTGTCCACCACCAAGAACGTAGTCTTTTACTCGTGAAGCAGTAGTCTTTCTATTAGTTCCACCACCACCATCATCAACTATGAATAGATCAGCATCTGCAATAGCAGCACCGATATCTGTACCACCATCAATATTGATATTAGCAATCTCTGTGGTACCAGAGGATCCTGGGTTAACATCCCAAGACATATTTCCACTTCCATCTACCTTTAGGAAACCTGCATTAGTTGCAGTGGCAGGTAAGATGTAAGTTTCATTTGCTCCTAAACTTGCAGGAGCTTTCAACTCTATGTAACTAGATCCATTATCGGTACCTTCAACAACCTTGACAGCACTACCAGTGGTAGTGGTCTCCTTTGTCCAGTAACGATGGGATCCAACAAATTTATTATTGCCTGTTGTTGAGTCAATTCCAACAAACAAATCGTAGGTATCTGTAACAAATCCTGGTTCACCTGCTTGTAAACCTGGAAGTGCAGCTAGATTACCCCGTTTAAACTGTAAAACAGGTGCAGCCATCTGTATCCAAATTGTAAGATATAAACCATTATCTCAATACTAAAAAGACGATATGTACCGTCTATAATTCACTTTAACAGTAAAGACTGTCTCTGTCTCATTTTGACAAGTTATTTTTATTTATTAGTTACCAACTTCCGCCATCAAGATCGATCTTATCATCAAGTGTTTCATCTAAGTAATCTACTGCAGCTTGAGTCAATCCAGATACAGCAGGTGCTCCTCCAGGAACCGTTGCACCAACAGCAGCATCAACCACCTCGTCTGGATTAACAAATTTGAATTTACTTGAAACGGTATCGTAGATAAGGACAAACCTATTAGTAGCAGAGTTTAGGTTACCTGTGTCTACGTCTTGTAATTCGGATAAGTTAGCCACGTCTCCTCCTGATGATGTTGCTATTTCAGTTCCTTGTAAGGTTACAGTAAAATCACTACCAAGTTCATTAGGTTCTAGTACAGCACCAGAATCTCCTAACTCTACAATGTATACGTTACCAGCAGCTAAGGATACTTCCATTATGATACTGTGTCATTTACTTGAGCTTGACCTTGAATCACTTTGTTTATCTTAGTACTTACATTATCTTGTACTAAGATATCATAATTATATCTACCTGATGTAATAATACCTGATTGAGCATCTGTAAGAGATATGGTAATAACACCATTAGCAGGTACTGCACCAAAGGTTACACCAAAACCGATGTATCCAGAAGATCCAGACCACTTCCTCATCTTGGCAGACAGGGTAGTGTTCGTCAAATTATAACGAGTTCCATCAGCCTTCTTGATTGTGAAGGCAGCTTCAAAATCAGTCCCTTGTTCAATTTGTATATTAACTACAGGAACTGCCATGACTACTTAGTTTATTGACTTAGCTATTTATTCAAAAGCAAGGATTTAAGTTCCTCTATTTGTGCTTTCAAACCATCAAGTTCATTTTTTTGTTTCAAATGAAACTCTCTTTGACCCATATAACGGTCATAACCAAGCTTATCAGTTGACACTATTGCTTGAGTTTTCAGATCCCTTTCTAGGTTTTTATGATCTTTTACTTTTGCTCTTTTTGTCATTTGTTTTCTTTTTTCCTTTTCTCTACTCTCTTTATCATTTTAGCGTATAAAACTTCAGATTGAGTGTATAGGTTAGGATGTTTTTTGGCGAGTTTGATTAGTTTTTTGGCTGCTTTTTTATTCGAGATATCTTTCAATGAGATTGTTGCAATGGGCATTACGCTACTGCTATTGCTCTAAAGTCTAATAATCTTGGTGTCTTAGAAGAGGACACAGAACCGATAACAACTTTGACTTGGAATGCAGTAAACGATGGTAAATTATCAGCAGTAAATTCATACTCTATAAAGTTTCCATCCGTACTTGGAGGAACAAGAGCATCAGGTTTACCACTATTATTTTTAGGATCTATTACATCACCTTGGTTATCAATATTTTCATAACCTGGCATCAATTCAAATACTTTATCAAACTCAGAATTATCTTCTCTCTTCAAGCGATATAGAACTCTGACATCTGCTTCAGCAGGTCTATCAGCAGCAAATAATACTTTGAGAGATTGAGAAGGATTCTCTAATAAAATTTCCTTCGTTTGATATAACATAGCATGTGGATCATCAAGTAAGTTTGATCTACGATCTGTCTTGAAGTTTGTAATAGGTCGATTTATTCTAGAACCTTCTGTTAGAACAGAACTCTTGAATACATTGATTATAGGAGAAACATTCTTATCAGTTGTTGATAAGGTTGCTTCAAATGTAAATGATTTACCACCAGGAAGTGCTAATAGAGTTGACTTATCAAGTTCATTGACTTTAGAAGCAATTATTCTAGGTGAATCTAATTGAGTTCTACCAAACAATGAAATATCTTGATAACCTTGATCTAAGAAAGCAGTCTCATTTCCATCAATACTTGTACCAGAAGTGGTTCTTATCTTACCAGTAAGTTTTGTACCAATAGGTAAACTATGAGAAATATTTGGATTGACTGTATCAAAACATATATTCATAGATCCTTTACCTTTATCTCCACCAGTAACTTTATCCTTTTCAAAGAATTTAGTACCAGTAATCTTACCAAAATAAGAATCTAAACTAGCATTGACAGCACCATTTACTTGTGCAAGATCATGTTCAGTATTGATCTTACGTAATGATATACCAGAAATTTCATACTTCTGAACAGGAGCATTTATTTCATGGTTGATAGGTATAGTACCATCAACTCCACGAGTAATAGTACCAGAAAGTTGATTTACACCAACACTTGTGTAACTAATAACTTCATCATCAATCAATGCATATCCAATATTAGATGCAGAAACCTGTGCACCTTCAAACCAACTGAATCCTGTACTACTTCCTACACTAACAATTGAAGTAACACTTGCTGCATATCCAACAGTTAGTTTTGTAGGAACTGAATCTCCACCAACACCAGTTAACTGAGCATGATCATTATTAGAATAATGTCCATGACTAGGATGTGTTACTCTGAAATGCTTACCATCATACTCATCAGAATTCACAACTACAGAACTAGGAACAATACCTGATTGTGCAGAAGCAACACCAACACCAGATCCTAATTGAGGAACAATGGAAATTGCATCGGAAGTATTGAACTCAGCACCAGATACATTAGTAAGAACTAATCCACTGGTTGCTGTAGTAACACCAACAGTTAGAAGTAAATTCTCTCCAAGACCTTTAGATCCTAGATTTGCTGTTAGAGTATCTCCAACTTTATATCCATTACCAGTACTTGTTGGATCAATAGTTGCTGAAGTAATAATACCACCACTAACTGTCAAAATACCAACAGCACCTTGTCCACGACCTGACATAGTAACAAGACTTACAGACTGTGCTGCACCATCTTCATATCCAACACCACCATATGTAATACCAAGTGCATCTTCATCATTATTTGCTACATGTCCTAATGCCTCAGCAATCACACCTCTTGCAGTAGTATTACTGACCTGTGATATAACAGCACCATTTATAAGATGAGGTGAAGTTGAACCAGAACTCAATCCAACATATACTCTCTTAGCAAATGTTTCAATAGGATTGGAAGGTAGATTATTACGTGTACCATATGTTTGTAGAGCTGGATTATACATACGAACCGTTCCTGGTTCTGTTGTAAACTCTGCTCTATATGACTTATATTTCAAGTCTTCCAACTGTGATGCAGTCCAAGTAACATTACTTTGTGCTTTGAACAATGAACCTTGAGTTGGCTGTTTAGATACAATAATTTTCTGGAACTGACTCAAATTAGCAGTTCTAATATCTGCTTCACCAACTTGAGATATCCATGCATCATAGTCACCAGATGAAGAACCTAAGTAGAATGCATAATCACCTTTAGGTAAGTATACAGGTGCTTTGAATCCAAAATGAGTTGGTATAGTACCATCATCAGAAATGTTAACATTTATTGGATCTACTTCAACCTCACTATTCTTCATTATCTTCTGTGAAGGAAAACCACTTTCCATACTAACGATACGAACCTTCAAAGGAATCTTTTCAGACCTACTCTGGAAGTAGAAGTCTACTCCAGTCATAAACATACCAGCTTCTTCTGCAACTTCAAAACTCTGTGCTAGAGGGTCATCATCATGCTGTTCTGGCTGAACCTGAGTAATGTTTGTAACATTAGTAATATTATTTGTTATAAAGTAGTTGTGATTTATAACAGGTATAGGTAATGCAGGTTCAGTTCTAATAACTGTAGTATCGGTAATTTCAAATCCTTCAGAGAACCATTCTGAATTAGCATTACTAATATTTTTACCAGGTATTACATTTTCTGGTTTTACTTGAGTAATCAAAGAACTATGTGTTCCATCACGGAATGTATCTGGTGGAATATAATAACAACCTTGTACAGTTCCAAGATCATCAGTTACTAAACGAACATCAGCAATATCTGCTTGAGCACCACTTGTTTCACCAACTAATCTTATACCAGTACTAACTCTACCAAAGAAGTTACCATCAGACTTTTGGTTTAATGCAGCACAGTCAACATTAAGAACTGAACTTGTTTCTGAATAAGAAGATGATAAACCAACATTAGGAGAATAGGGGTTTATATCATATACAATTTGAGGACTATTGAATGGACCTGCCTTATGATTAGGTGATGCAAGACGGAATCTTATGTTAGGACCAGATACAGTTTCACCAATTTGGAATGATCCGCTTACTGGTGTTACCTCTAATAGTTTTGGTATAATATAATTATTCTCATCTATCATATCAGTACCAGACCAATATGCATAATGTTTAGTATCTGGTTTTAGAGTTGTTGCATTGAACTCAATATTTTGTTCTCTTACATGTGGAACTGGTGCACCTTGAGAGAAGAAATCATTTGCAAAACCTTCACCTTCAGTTATAGTAACTTGATTTCTATCAATATAAACATCATCTTCTGGATCTAGAGAAAGCATTCCATTCCAATCTCTGAACATATAAGGGTTTACACTTTCAAGACGTGTAGCAAATAACTGCTCACGGTCTGCGACTTCAGTGTAGTTCAGAGTAACATGGTTACCAATTTTCTTGACATTAGGTGAACCTAAGTCAGTAGCAAAACGTGGATCAACAGTAGGATCAGGAGCACCATTTACTCCAACTACACTATTTGATCCAATTAGAAGATCGATACTATCACGATACTTCTTAGAGATCATCATTCCATCATCAATCTCATATTTGATTTCAGTCTGAGTCTTATCAGTAACATTGAAATCATTGAATGGGTCAACAACAAATCCATTCTTGAATCTATCAAGACCAGTACTAGGATCTCTAATTACAAGACTATCAGTTTTAGATTCTAAAAGAGAAAGAGAAGTTACTTCTTCAAGTGTATCCAATCTCTCTTCAAGTTTACCAATATCTCTCATAGTAAAACGCTTAGTACCTTTGTACTTAACGTCAACTTCCCAACGTGCATTATAAATGTATGGTTTATAATGAATCTGTGCTATTTCAAAACTCTGACTTACTGGTTCTGGTAACTGAGGATTATCACTTGGAGTACCCTCTATGATAGTAAACGATTGATTTCTATTGAGGTATAATCTATCCTTTCTTCCAACATAGTAATCATAATCAAAGGTTACATTTTCACCGCTAGTCAATACATTGGTCGCTGATCCACCTCCAGAGAAGATTCTTGAATCAAATTCAAATGGGGAACGAGACCCTGAATATTGAGCCACTCTTGGACGAATATCAATAGTGTCAGTATTCCTAACATTACCCATAGACGGGACTCTATCATATTGTTCTTTTTCATATGAAGAAGCCGTTACTATATCACCACTATCATCGCCTTGTATATCATATCTATCATAGAATACCTTCAATCTGCCTTGTGGTTCAGATACATTTGGTTTTCTTGTCAAACGTCCAAAATCATAATATTCATCCCTCTGTCCATTATCGAGAACATAATTCTTACGGATGTTAGGATCACCTGGTTCATTTGTTGATAGGTTTGCTTTCACACCACTCTTCTGGAAACTAATTTCTTCAGTCTCAAAGAAGCTTTGATTATTCCTAGTTACAATTTCTACAGCATCTACACCAGAACGAGCAAGAACTAATGCAGCAGCACCAGAACTCTTACCAATACCAACTTCACCAATTTGAATATCTGTATTGTTTTGATTAGGACCACTGAATGCAGCTAATGTTAGTTTTGGAATAGTAGGTGTACCACTTCCTGAAGATTCAAATACTGCATGAACTTCAATGATATCTGCATTATCTAAAGATACTTCTTTATCTTGTACACGTTTACCATATACACCATTTGTAGTTAATCCATCTTTTAGACCAGTTGTTACACCAGAGTTTGCTTTATTAGAACCTGTGATATCTAATGTTGCACACTGAATAAGAGTCTTAACTTTTGAATTTACTTTAGATTTTTGCTTAGTTACTTGAACAATAACATTACCACTTTGGCTTGCAGTAAGACCAGATATAGTTGCACTCTTACCACCATTAGTGAATGCAAATTGATCTGATGATAGTACAGCAGTCGTACCGTTAGTATAAGTTACATTATATCTTTCCTCATCAAATGCTGCATAAACGTAATCACTACCTACAAGTGAAGGTAAAGTCAACTGACCACCACCTGATGTAGATTGACTTGTTGCTTCATCACGAACAAATATTGTAGATTCAGTCAGATCAACAGATTCCACATTTGTATGTGGCATATCTGCTACTAAAGTTCCTTTCTTAGATTCTTTTACCCTACCACCTAAAACTCTTACTCCACTAACAGTAAGTGCACCTGAAGGAAGAGCACCATTACATACGTTAGTAACGGTCTGTACCGCTTCGCATTCAGCACTAAATCCACTACCAGATACAGAAGTTACCTTATGAAAAACTGGGACAGTTATACCAGTAGCAGTATAAGAAATAATACTACCAGGTCTTATCTTCTTAGCCCAACCAGTTACTCCAGAGCTAATAGTACTCTTACCACCAGAAGGAGCAGAAATATTGACTGCTACAGAACCAAAGTTCGCTATCTCTTCCATAAGGACATCAGCACCAAATGTCCTACCACCACCAGTAGATCTAACAGATTTCACATCAGTAAGATCATATTCAGTAATACCAGTAACTACTCTTCCTTGTTGCTCACCATTGATGATAAGTGCTTCGTCAAGAACAAACTGTCCAGCAGTTTCAGATAATATCAAAGTAGTACTACCACTGGCATTGCTTCTTAACATACCTCTAGCACCTGACCTACTACCTTGGACAAGAGCAGGAGCGTTGAGAGATATTGCTTGGTTGATTGTTAGTTTAGTATCAGTTACAATATCGAAAAGATATAATTCATATACAGATGAATTATCAACATATGCAGAACTTTGAAGTTTATAATCATATACTCTTGCACGACCAATACTATCACCAGCAGCAGTTGCTTTATTAGAACCTAGTCTAGCACTACGTAAATCAACAAAATCAGCATTACCAGCAGCTAATCTTATTTGAGCAGCATGGTGCACATTATTTAATCTTAGTCTATTACCTGCTTCAAATCCAACAGCCCTTGTTTCTGCTGTCTTAGTAGTTCTTGGTTTTGGTATATCAAGATACTTAGTACCATTAACACTTACTTCAAAACCCCTTACGTATGCCTTACCTGGTCCAATACGCATACACATCAAGTCTTCAGATGGTACATTACCATCCTCAGTCAAACGATCCTTTGTAAACTGACCATATCTTGAGAACCTATCATTCAAACATTCTTTTGGTTCTAAATCAAATTTGGTAACATAGTAGTTACCAGACTCATCATATGTTCTTCTAGCAAATTCTTTAGCAAGTTCGTTATATACAGTTCTATCTACAAGATGCTTGACTTCTCCTACATCAGTTCTAAACAATTCAATGAAGTTCTCATCATTGAAATCTGTAAGAGGTTTCTTAGTTAGGACCAGGCCAATCTTTAATCTGTCTGCACCTGGAGCAGTAAAGTTACTAAAACCAGCAGCATTATCGTATAAAGACTCGTCTTCTACTGAAGTAACAATTTCTTCTCTTACAAGAAAACCAACACGGAAAGATGGTTCATTTCCATACTGATCCAATATTAAAGTTTCTGTCTTTACTTCTACAAAAGCACCTCTAGCAAAGAATATACCACGAATCAAACTAAATGCAGAACCAAATCCTGTTGCATTAGAACTGGATGCTGTAGCAAAGTCAGAACCATCAGCAATAGTTGTTACACCATATGTGATATCCTTCAGTGTAACTAAGTTTTCTCCATCAAGAAATGTTTCACGAGTAAGGTCATCAGAACTACCTTCATACTTGATATAAAGAGTAGTTGAATTCTCAAGTGATTCTGATTGAGGTAATACCTTTACTACCTTTGCAGTTACACCACTATCCTTACCTCTAATCCTTACACCAATAAGTTTATCATAGTAGCTTTCTACAGGAACACCAAAAAATGTAGATTCTACCTTGACATATGTGTACTCAAAATCGTAATTGAATTTACCAGGTATGACTATTGATCCTTCTTTGAATATATGCTTACCAAACTTCTCTATTTGACCTTGCAAAATTGATTGCAGTGTCGTAAGTTCCCTTGCCTGAACAGGGGTACCTGGTTTGAATAAGACCTTATTGAAATTCTTCTCAGAATCAAAATCGTCAAAATATGGGCTGACGTTTAGGTTGGTGTTCTGTGGCATTGTATCAGAATTCTAAAATGATTTTGATATCTTCTCGTTGGTTTGTTGCTCTGGTCACTTCAGGACGATTGTCAAGATAAATTATATCTCCTGAATATTTTTTAATCTCTGGACTGGCAATACCTGAATTATAGGATTGTCCAAAGTAATATGTTCTAGCGTTGACTGAAGTTGATACTCCCGTGAATGCTGTATCAATTGACAGGGTTTCAGTTCCTCCTGTTGTTGTTACTACAACGTTCAGATTCCCACCATTACCTGTATCTGGTGAGGCTGTGAACTTATTTAGAGCGAATTGGTTGAGGGAAGTTACGTCACCAGCAGCAAGACTTCTATCTTGCCAATATTGTAAAACCTTAGTAATAGGATCGTAACCAATGATTCTTCCTATAGCAGTTGATCCAAGACCAACTGTTTGAGTTAGTTGACCATCAACTTCGACTGTCATTGTAGTCGCAGCTGCACCAGCCAAACGTAAACCATAAACACCAGAAGCAGAAGGTATCTCTAGTAGATTTGTACTACCATTTACCTGAGGGTTTTTCAGAATACCAATTCTGGCAAACTGGTTACCCGTCGGAAAGTCTGGGTTTGTTACGTCACTATTCTCTATCCTACTATAAACAAGAACTTTATTAGATCCTAGTTCTCTGTAGATATCTGCACCATGACCACCAGCAGGGGGTATGATTACCGAGAACTCAGCACCACTACCAGCAACAGAACTATCAAGGTCTAAAGTAGCAAAACTGTATCCAGTTCCACCATTAGTAACCTGAACAGCAGTTGGTTGACCGTTTACGAATGTAACCGATGCTAAACCATCTTGTCCATCTCCTCTAATAGGAACTCCGTTCTTCGTACCAGTAAACTGGTAAGAAGCACTTGCGTTCTCTTCTATAGTAACTACCTCTATCTTACCATCAACAGCAGAATTTCTTACATCTTGTACATCAGTACTGGTTGTCCAGTCTGCTGGTACTGGAACATAATCAGCACTATCAAATTTTATAATATCACTTGGTTTTATAGTATAAAGGTATTTCCAGATATATCCATCACTCTCTAATCTTGGTTCTAGGTCAGTATGTACAGGTTCCTGTAACGATACAATACCATTTCCACTATTAGAAGGTGCAGCACCATTATAGATGCATTCGTACACTCTAAAATCAGAATTTAGAATATAGTAGTTTGCATTATATAAACTTGTTGAACTTGTCTGCGGGCTAACATTATTGATGCTGTAATCATGACGATACATTTCGTAAATAGAACCACTCTTCCATGTTAGTTTACGAATTACCCTTAGTACATCAGCAGAGTTTATTTTCTTAGCAGATATTAGCGTATCGTATACATCATCATGTTGATCAAAATTATCAATAGGTGACGGGGTATTTGTGTTCCAGTCAGTAACAGCACTTGTAGCGTTAGGCAAGCCAATAAAGACGTAATAACTGTTATCAGTGGTGGAAATTCCACTAACAAAGTTAGACGCATTCAATACTCTAATCTGATCAGTTATAATCGCTGGCATTACACTAATTAACTTTTCATCTTATTTATGGATAATCTAGGAGAAGTTTTTCAGTTCTCGTTACTACAGGAGCAGTAGACAACCCAGTTAGACCCTCATTTGCGTTCACAGTGAAGGTTGTACCCATACCTCCAGTGCTTACTTTTGCCCAACTAAACTGACCGTAGTAATTACCTATATCGCTTGCTAGACCTACAAAGTTGAGTCCATGACCAGGTGAAACATTAGTATGAACTCTAACGATTTGAGCAGTAATATCATCAACATGAGCAACTTCAAAAACACCATCTAAGAATTCTGTTGCTATACCAACAGTTTCAGTTCTATCTTGAGATAATGCAGTAACACCATTACCAACATTAGATCTCGTTACAAGGAAATAATCTCCAGTAGAAATACCAGTTTTTACAATACCACCATATAGAGATTGTCTAAGTAAGGAGTTTGCTGGAAAATGGAAATTGAATTGAACACCTTGAGCAGTAGATCCTATTCCAATAATATGACCTTCATCACCAAAAATATTTGAAACAGGATGTTCGGATACAGGATGTTCATATCCAGTTGTACCAAACCCAACAGTAGATGAATGACCATCAATAACTTTTATAGGGAAATTTACTTCAGGGCTATAAACTTGTGATTGCTCAGACTTTTTGAAACTCATTGAACCACCTCTAACATATAATGTTCCATCACCCTTTTCAGCAGTCTTGATAAGTTGTGAAGAAGGGAATATACGACCAGCAAATATAGTTCTTGCCTTACTTACTTTTACACCTTCTACAAATACATCATCTCTTTGTTTTCTTAATTCAATCGGTCTGAAAGGAAGTCTATCTCCAGTAATACCTACACCTTTATAGTTGGTAGTTTGAAGAGTATCTCTTGATATAACTTCTCTAACAGTTCTTTGAGTTTGTTTTCCAAGTGTTATACCATCACCTTTTTTGACTGATTGTATAGCAGTAGTATTTGAAGTATCAGCATCAGTTCCTTTATAGAAAAGCATCTGTAAAGTTGACCCTGCAGTTGGTGCCTCTGTAAATTCTATTTGAGTACCACCTTTGAAATTGTAAGCAATTTTTGGTTTCTGTAATGTATCATTGATAAAGATTAATAATACATCATCTAAACTTATTACACTACCTTCTGGTTTTTCAATACTAATGGGTTTATTATCTTCTTTCAAAGTAAAGACAGTCTTTCTACCATCAAATTCTGAAGAGAAATCATCTAAGATTTGCATCTTACCAAATACCCAACCAGTAAATTCATCATCAACAGTATCTGTAACTGTGAATATAGCAGATTGGAAATCGGATCCAAATGTAGAAATTGTAGGTATACCAACAACTGTTAGATTTTCTCCTGATGTAAATCCAAAACCAGGATTAACAATATCAAATCCCTTTATACTATTACCAACTCCAATCTCAACACTAATAGAAACACCGATACCAGTACTAGAACTCTCTAATTTAATGTCATCATAAAAACCAGGTTGATATCCAAACCCTTGTGTATTTCCAAGACCAGCAATAATACCCTTTCTAGGTAACTTGTTTGCATTTACATCCGTAAGAGAATATATCTCAGTTACACCAGGTGCTTCATTACCAGTAAATCTAACAGATGTAATACCAGGACTAGGTGAACTGATAAAAGTATAATCATTTTCAGGTTTCTGGAATATATTATTGATCAATATGGCACCATAATCACTTGTTATACCAGTAGTATTACTACCACCACTTGTAAGTGTAAATGTTTTACCAATACCAGTAAAACTTGTAGCAACATCATCAAGTACTAAGTTACCATCATAGTCAGATCTAATAAACTGTCTTCCTTGGAAAGATGATCCAACTGGTGTGTCTGCAACAATAAGTTTATGTGTACCAATTCCAGCACTGGTTAGAGTCAAAGCAATACCAGTTAATGCCATACCCTTAGTTTCAGCAAATGAAAAATAGTTTGCTGCTTGCTGTATAATAAAATAATCTTCATTACCAATCAAGGGTGATGGTGGATTCAAACTTCTAATCTTTACCTTTGTACCTGTCCTCAGTACCTCTGTAAGGCATCCAAAATTATTACCACTGAAATCCCCAGAAGCTATACCAACTTCTTGTCTAGTACCACCAAAGGGTACATCAGCAAACGTTATAGTATCATCTACAATGTTATAATCACCAAGAACTAACTTACATTCGTCATTAGCACCATGTGATAATTTTGTAGTTCCCATCCATGCTCTATCTACCAACATCTTATTCTGAACACCACCAAAATTATTCAATGACACTCTCATAATCTCACCATTGATCTCAAGAAGATCATATGCTTTGAATATGCTTGAATCAGCAACAGTTACTTCACGGTTTAGAACTTGTATTACAGTTGTAGCAGCACCTACTCTTTCATAAAGTGGAGATTGAATTATATTATCAAGAGCAACTATACACTTAGTATTCTTCTTAGTTGCTGTAAGTGAATGAGTAACACCAACACCTACTGATAAAATATTGATTGGGGTTGCAGATTTAGCGAATGCTTTAGTTCCAGCAAGTCTTATTTTATTCTCATCTACCTTGATAACATAAACTGTTTTAGGCATTGTTGTAGCAGCACCTACACCACTTACACCGTTCTGAATGTTAATGGGAGCACCATTATCTGAATATGTTACTGCTTCACCTGTCACAAAATAGTGATTCTTAATGACAATAGAATCATCACCAAGAAGTACTACAGAAGTATCTGACCCATCAAATTCTTTATGAAAAAGAGGATTCCTTTCATGAGTCAATGCGAATGACTGTTGAAAAGTTTCAGTTTCGCTGTTGAACTGTCTGTTTATTGACGCAAGTGAAAATCCCATTAGATGTCTACAGTTTTATCGTCTGGTACGTTGTCTGGTTTATCAATCCGAATTTCGGAAACCCTAGTGATGTATGCTTTATTTGGTAATGGTTCAAACCTCAATACTGCATTGGTTCCAGATGCCACCATATCAATAGCACGTATATCACGTTTCTTATCAGCAGGTGTACCTGCTACAGTTGAAATGTTATTATATGTGTTGTAATTAATGCGACTTTCAAATGCATTTGCAGCAATATTGAAGCATGAATATGTATCATCAGTTGTATTATGTATTTCGATAAAATACTTCATACAAGTAAAGTTACCAAATGATTTTGTGGATATAGTTGTGGGTGATGGAGAACCAAGTGCACCAATTGTTGTTCTTGTAGCATTCAATTCAGCATCACCAACTTCTATCAAAGGAATATCCGATACGTTATTTGTAACGTAAGTCGCTACACCAACGTTAGTTTGAAGTAATTTCACACTAACATTAGTGTTTGCATTTGGAGTATATTGTAGTTTTATAGTTCCACTGTTATTGACAATATCAAAATCACCCATCTGTTCACCACTATCCATGTTACCATAATCAGTATAAAGAACATTAGACGTACCATCAGCAAGCCAGTTATACTCTTCTACTTCTTTTTGATTACCAGCATCCTTATTATGAACGATAATCACATGTCCAGACTTGAACTTAGTGGAATCAATATCATAAAGTGTTGAAGTTGTTGGACTACCACTTGATGTAAATGCTGAGGTAATACCAATTTTCTCAATATTTGCATATGCTGTAAGTCCAATACCTGATGAAGTCTTAGGAATACTCTCCTTGTAGAAGGTTATATCAAAAGTGTAACTAGCATTGAATGGTGAGAATGAAACTGAAACTAAACTTCCAATATGATTGACAGTAAACTGTCCTAAGTCAAATTCATCAGAAAGATCTGAATATTGGTTTAGATATACGTTTGTACCATCGTGGAATACTACAAACTCACAATATTGAACCAGATTATAAATCGCACCAAACTTAGAATCTAAAACTACTTGAGCATGATATTTTATTGCACTAGGAGCAGTTGCTTGAGACATATCAAATGCATCAATTTCAACTAATCTTTCAATATTTGGATCAGTATAGAATCCAGGACTAATATCATCAATTTCTAAAACTCTATTTGTTTCACATAATAATGAATCACCAAATCTTGTAGAATTGAATACTACTTTATTACTTACAGTATTGTCATTATCTGGGATTTCATAACCAAGATCAAAGTTATGATAGTTAGAAAGTGATCCATGACTACCAATAAGAACAACAGACTTCTGTTCAGTACTTACTCCAACACTGACACCACCAGTACCCATTATAGTTCCTATTCCAGAAGCAACAGAAGGTACAAGAAGATCTGAATGCTTCTTGAATCCAGATATATGACCTAATGCATCAACTGGTTCACTCCAAGATGATATACCAACCTCTGATTTTAGAGAATATGAGAAACTTTGATAGTAGTCACTATCTTGAATTCTCTGATAGAAGTCAGATAATTTACCAGTATCTCTTTCCCATCCAAATGCTTTATTATATAAAATACCAGTTTCAAAATGTCCTTCATAGGTTTCTATATTCTCAATAGTACCACCAGCACGAGATATTGTACCTGTAACTGATTGACCAGTACTAAATCCAACTACATTATCAACTCTCAAAACATTTCTTGCCTTTCCTGACCCAACAACAACTCTTGCCTTATCACCATTAGATGTTATTAGTGGTTCACCCTTAAAGAATCTACCTTCTTGTAAGTCTATAGAGAACTTAGCAACATCTGCTTCATTTGAGACTGATCCATACTGACCATAATCATATATTCCTGGATCTTCGTCTACCTCATAACTAATAGTTGCTTTATTAACAAGTCCTGTTGCCTGATTTACATTATTGAGAGTAAAGAACTCATATCCATAGGTAGAAGAATTGTATCCATGTCCTGTTGATACACCAACATTCTCAACAAATACTCTATCACCAACTGCGAATGGTATAGGAACCTTATTTGTATATCCTTCAGGAGGTGTCTGAAGTGTTACAGTAACATTTGGAGCACTGTATGTAACGGTAACAATACCAACTCCATTAGTATTATTGACAGCATATAAAGCATTATCACCACTTCTTAGGTTTCCACCACCAGTAATAATCTTTGCTTGTGTTACTGCATTACCACTCAATTCAACATCAAATTTAGTTGTATCATTTTCTGTTCTTGTCTTACTATTGTAGATAACCAAATCAGGAGCAGTTAGATATTTACTACCAGTTGAAGTAATTGCTACGTTACTAACAGAGAAATTATCCTTCAAGAATACAACTTGTGGTACTGATGCTTCTGGACGTAATGTCCTATCTGTTGGATAATCATATCCAATATCAATCAATCCAACATTATCTAATACACCAATAGAGGATCCTTTTGCTTTCAATAGTGCTGAAGAACCAGTAGTTGAGGCAATAGTAACTTGAGGTATATCTTTATAACTCAATCCGCCAGAAATTAAATCAATTTGTCCTATAGGACCACCTTCATTACCTGTTACCAATAAGTAACTGAGGTCAGCAACAGCAGTTGTATAACCAACCTTTTCTGTATTTTGGAAGATATTATATTTGAAAGTATTGCTAGTTACAGAACTAATTGTAGCTTTTCCTGTAAAGATGCTGTTATTAACAATAATTTTATTGTATTGATCAATATCAGTATCTACTTCAACAACTTTTGTAGGTAATTCAGAATTGACTTTATAGTATAAAACTTGTGGTACTTGAGGAGTAAATCTTACAGATACCTTAGAATCAATCTGTCCAGCAGAATTAGTATAGATGACTTCTGGACGTGATACACCAGATCCAACAAATGATTTTTGGAATTTGTGGTCAAGGAAGAATTGTAATTTAGTATTTTCGAGAGAAGGATCTGAAACATCAAATTCTAAAGTATCACCTTCAATAACATTGACTACAGGGTTGATAGAAGACCCAATACTAACAAAACGATTACCTGCATCATATGTCATAGCAAGAGAACTTGTACCTGTAGATACAACTGACATTTCAACTGTATCAAGTGGTTCTAAAGTATGTGTCCCAAGAGTAGTAGCAGTAACTTCATATCTTATAAGATCACCAGTACAAACTCCAACTCTATTAGTAGTAAGTGAATGAGTATTACCCATACCAACATTCTGTTGATCATGGAACATTACTCTCTTAGAAGGATCAGTTGCATCTGCTAGTTGAGTTATAATACCAACTAAGTTTCTATCAATAACTGAAGCATATACTTCAGGTGGTAAGTCTGCAATCCAACCAGATGCAGTTCCAACCCCAGTTGGTTGGTACTTCATACTTACACCTATACCTTGAGCACCTGAACTATAATATAGTTTTTCTCCATTAATAAATGGATGATCCTTTATAAAGATAGTTCTGGATGGAATCTTTCTTGATCCATACTCAGCAGTTGTTATAGTATGACCAATTCCTGTACCAAACGATATACCAGCACCAACTACATCTTTACCAAAGTATCTTGAAACATCTTCGTCAGTATTTGGTACTTCATCAACAAGTTCAAAAGTAAACTCCTTTTGTAGTCTTGAAAGTACATTTGGTTGAGTGTGTGCTGCACCAACAGTACCATTTCTTGCACGAATTAGACTAACAGTTGAATATTTTGTACTAATATCATATACTTCCATCTCCTCGTGATCAATTCTCAAGATATCTCCTATCTTGAATGTGTTTACATCATCTTCTAATTGGATAGTAGTGGTAAGACCCACAGATCCACTTACCGCTTGCATTGCAGTAACAATTCCAGCCTTAGCAGGGTTTACTCTTGTTACTTTATGCTTACCTTCAATCATCTTATAATCTTCATTCTGAATATTACTAATTTCTACTACATCACCAGTAACTAGAGTATGAGGAACAGTTGAAATACCAAGAACTTCACCTCCCTTGTATTGGAATGTGGCATTTGGTAATTCATATACAGTTACACCAATTGAGCTAAGTTGTGGTCCAAAAATCTTACGAACACGTCCTATAGCACCATAACCATCAGTATCTGTATTATCAAATACTACATTATCACCAACTTTATATTCTCTACCATTATCAAGAATTTCAAGCTCTTCTACTGATCCAGCACTTGCATATAGAATACGTGCTTGTGTTGATACTGATTTAGTACCCCTAGAGATAAATTCATACTTATTGATATTATATGGTGTTGTATTTCTGACTAGATCATAATCCAAAGGATCTATTCTTTGATCAAATTCAAAGTCAAGATTTAGCGGTTCTGGAACTGACTTATAAGTTTCACCTATAATATAAGGGAATAATGGTTCTCTAAAACCTTGGAATGGGTTACCAGCAGCAGATACAACAGCAGGGTTTAGAGTAGTATAGTACGCATATACTCCATTTGGAAATTCTGGAGTAACGCTGAATCTACCATTATGTTGATCTAAATCTCCATAACCTGCCTGATAACTATAATCCTCGCAGAAGAACCCAATAGGGAAATCACTAATGTTAGGACCATCTACTCTTTGACCAGCAACCTTAACATAACTTGGTTTTATATAATCTACTCCACCACTACCATCAGTCTTCTTGAACGCAGAAGGACCATATATGGGATTACCATCGTATGCCCAACCTACAATGGGTGAATGTTTTACCCCATCATCCCCAAGGAATGTTTGAAGTTCCCTTGGAACATAGTAATTAGCATATGGATTTCCTTTAGTAGTATCTTTTGAAACTTCAAGATACCCATCATCAACATCCACACCTAAGAATTTCGCATATCTATCAACCTGATTAATCGTCCATTTCCTAATATTCGCAGAATATAGTGCATCTATACCAGGACTCCTAGCACTTGCAGTAGTTGCTGCTTGAGTATACCCACCTCCTTTCTCAATCATTATAATTTTAGTTATTCTACCCGAATCAATTATTGCTTTAGCGGTAGCACCCACGCCATCACCAAGAATTGTAATCTCTGGTGTACTAAACCAGTTCTCTCCACCAGACTTTACGATAACTTGATCTACTCTACCATTGATAATAAATGGTTGTAAGAACGCTTTACTACCAGTTACCGTATTGATTTCAGGTTTAAAGTTATCGTTTATAACAGTAGAACCAAACTCATTACCCTTATTACTTACATGAGCAGCAATTACTTCACCTCTTATAATTGGTGTCGCAGTAGCATTGTATGTACTAACACCTTGACGACCAGTTATTTCTACAACAATAGGAGGATCTTGGAAAGTATGTACACCAGTACCTACTGATGTAAAATTGATATGAGTATCTAACTTACTAGAATTAGAAAGACGGAATGTATCATCATCTATCCTTATACAATAATATTCAGCACCATTACTCAATCCACCAATAGCACCAATTGAGGATGAATATTTCATGACCTCACCAGATCTGAAATGGTGATCTTTTATAACAATAGAATCAGTATATGTATTAACACCATCTATAGTTACAACTTCACGATTATAGAAAACACCAGGATCTTCTACCAATACTTTATCAACCTTACTTCTTCTCCTAGCTGTTCTAAATTGGTGCATTCCACCACCATTTTGCGATATAGGAAGCGTACCAATTCCCGCAAGTGCCTTACTTTGCGATTCTGATATATGCATTTCATGGTCATTCAATTTGACCACGTAATATGGTGCACCATCAATTAGAGTACCTGGAGTAGTACCAATACCAATAGGAGTAGTACCATTTGTGGTATAAATCAACTCTTCACCATCTATGAAATGATGAGGTTCTGAAAATACAAATCTATCAGTCTTTGTATTGACTACAGTACCAGCAGTTGTCGCATCAAACTCCCTCGTTTCTGATAATCTTTTTATCTTTGCTTTTACAATAGAACCAACATTATTACCACCAACCATAGCAACATTTGGTGGTTCTAGGTAATCTACCCCATCAGTGTCCACTAGGATCTCCTGTAAGGTGCCTTTCATCTGTGCTATGGCAGATGCACCCACTCCAGTATGTCCATCCTGATAAACAGCAATACGAGGTGGATTAATAACATCATAATCCTTACCTGAATTGAGGATTTCAATACTGTCTAATGGACCGAAGTATATACTATCAGTTGCTTTATATGAATAACATTCAACACCATTGACAAATAAACCTACTCCACCCTGAACTGTTTCAGTGAAACTGTCACCATCAACAGGTGTAGGGAACTTACGAAGTAACCTCTGTGCTCCCAAATCACTATTGTAAAATATAGATGGAGTTAGTGTATGTGTTCCAGGATGGACATCACTGACTGTGAATGCGTTAATAAACTCACCAGAACGAATATTTTCAGGGGTATAAGCAAGAGCAATATTATTTTGATCGATCCTCTTGACATAATACGATTCTTCATCTGTTAGATTAATAAGTTTGACACCAGTCTCTACATTGTAAGTAAGTAAATCACCATCGAATAAATTATGGTCTACAATAGGAATCCATGTCGGATTTGCCGTATTACCTGCTGCAGTAGCAAATGACTTAATCCGCTTTTGTGGGTTAATAGTCCAATGAGGTAGAGAATTTGACGCAACAAATACATTACCCTGACCATCAGAGTAGGTATTCTGCACATCAGCAGTCGCATTATTCTTCAATAATAAACTTCTTCTAATAAAATACCTTTTAGTTGGATCAAGTACACTACAAGTTACTTCAATATCCGTATCTGATAGAATATTGGCGATAGTTGCATTGATAACGTTATTATCAATATCAATAATACCCAATTCATCATTACTATGGAAAGAGTGCTCTGTATCTAAGTTCAGTCTCCAGTTAGTTGGTGATAATTGAGAAAAGTTTAGAATATTGTAATTAGATGCAGTATTGTATATCCAGCTAGTAAATCTTAGAGTATCTTGCTCCTTTCCTAGAGACTTTAGATTAATATCACTTCCAGATTGCTGACTAGACGCATTTATGTCAACTTTATTGATTAGATTAGTAATTTCTAATTCTACTCTTCTTTGTTCATCACCATCTTCATATGCATATGCGTTAGTGCCCTGAGAACAAGTAGCACCAGTACCAACTAATTGACCAATAGTAAGACCAGTAAACTGAGTATAATTTTTTCCAGTATAATTTATATCAACATCATCAACTTTGAATGTTCCAGAAGTAGTAAATCCAACAGTAGAGTCAACATTAAGTACAGTTGAGTTTACAGGAGCACTCTTTGTTACGAAAGTTTTATTCTTCTCTTTGAACAATCCAAGAATAGTACCCTCAGATATTGAAATATTATAGTACGTAGACATACCAACGTGACTTGATTCAATACCATAGACTGAACCACTGGCATTACCTTGAAATAATGATTGACCAGCAATATTAAGTGGATTACCTTTAACATGCTTTGCAATCAATATATCGTTAGTGATATATCCAGCATCTGAAGGGCGAATCATATACTTCGCTGGTTGAATCATTTCAACTGGTTTATTATATAATGCACCAAATAATATCTTAAATCCTTCCTCAGATCCCTTTGTACGATAGAAATCTTTTGCCTGACGAATAAAATTCGATTGATCTATATTATTATTGAGTTTTCTTTCAGAAAAACCTGGTAATACTTGCTTCTTTAATTTCTGTAAGAATGTTTGGAGGAAGACATTACTAAGGTTATGTACTCTAGTTCCTTGTGCATGAGTACCAATACCAGACTTAGTGAATGTAAGAAACTCTGGTTGATTTGTCTTTTTATTATTTTCAATCCCTGAAAAACCACGACTACACCCAGTAAATGAAGTAGTACCAATACCAGTATAAGTTATTATCTCACCATTGATCTTAAGTAGACCCCATTGCTCTGGCCAACCTTTTGTTGAGTCAACATATATCGTTTTAGAGCTACCATTAATATATGAAGAGACTGATGTAAACCCTATAAGATTTTCATTGTTTAGAAAGTCAAGACCTTTGTATTCAACAAGGTTTTCAGCAATATCAGCAGGTCCACCTTGAAACTCCTGTGAATGATAATATGTCTTTAGGAATTCACCAAAAAGAGGATTGTCCGAGTCAATGGCCTGTGGTACCTGACTCTCAACAACTTCATTTATCTTTACTCTCGTGATCGAAGTACTGATCATCCTTTCTTATTCTCCAGTGCTAGTTATAATGGCACCACGAACCTTAGAATCTGAGAAGTAACTAGACTGTGGATTGAATCTAGATCCAGAAGTATTTGCACCAGTGGATATTGAATCTTCTCTCATATAGAAATCACTTTTATCTACAGAAAACTGAAGATATAATTCATTTTTTGCAAGAACGTCATTAGATTGAGGAATTGCCTCAACTTCAATAACATTATCAGGAAGAAGTGTACCAGTGATATTGATCGTATCAAGGATCAATTCGCCTTTAACATAATCTATTTTACCTAAGGTATTTGATATAATCTTGACTGTACCATCTTCTAGTATCTGGAAGAGGAACAATGTACCAGTAGTCTCAGTAACCTTACTATCACTCAAATAGCAGGTTCCAACAACACTTGCTACATTAAATCCAGTAGAACGAACGTTATACTGACTATTTGGATTGTAGAACTGATTTAGATAACAAAGTTCATATTGTGCATACTGATCAATTTTAGCAATCAAATTCCTTCTCATTTTCACAAGAGTTATATTTGATGTAATAGCAGTATCTACTCCATCAATAGTAGATAATACCTTACTATACTTGAATCTACCACCAAATTTATTGAGCTCTGTGCCACTTGCATAAGTGGTTAGTGAACTCATCACTAGAGTCTTCAAATTCTCTAAATCACCAACAAAGTTGGCATTATAGTAAACGTAACTATCAACCTCAACATATAAGAACTTGAGGTCAATGAATGATGGAACAATTCCAGCAATAGTATAGTTTTTGAGTGAGTTTAGAAGTTCCTTCTTAGTCAACTCAGATAAGAATGAACCATTCTTAGGTTTAGCTGCTATGAATACCCTACCAAACTGAGGAGGAGTAAGATCTTCTCCACCATATGCACTTACAGATTCAATATTAGGGTATATACTCGGTAAGATTGCTTCATAGTCATTCGCAGTTACTGCTCTATGTTGAGAAGCATATAACCGAGGTGCATAATATTTTACTGACGTTACTGACTCTATTTCATCTCCATTTCCTGAAGATTCATGTGGAATTAGATCAACATCGAAATTATCTTCTTGAGCACCATCTTCATTGTTTATACTACCTACAAAATTGAAAGCAGCAACCCCATTTCCTTCCTTACCCTCAGTCTTGATATAACTTGCACTAATGACATTACCTGATTCTAACTTCTTACCAAAAACTCCATCACCAAATAATAACTCATATTTCTCATCAGTTGTTTCTTGAATCAAATATATGTTAGAAAGTGAAGTGATTCCAACAATATTGTCAACTAAAGTATATTCAGTAGAAGTATTATCAGATACACTATTTCTTATCTTTACAGTGATCGTAGAAGTATCAATTCCATTATTAGGAAGTACATAACGTTGATTTGGTAGAGAATCGTTTACAACCCAATCAGCAGTCAAATATTGACCTTGAAAAACCTCAATATTTCCATTTGCTTGTCCATTGTCAGCAAGTATAGTAGTTGCCTCTGGTAGAGAGAAAATATAGTTTACGTTGGAAATATTACCATTAGCAACCACACCAGGTTGAATTACTGCTTGTGTTGCTGTAGTAGTTATTCCTGTTATGAGTATGTCACACGTTGCTCTTGCAGCACGTCTAGAACGTGGTACATAACCAATATTTCTTGCTAATGATACTACATTTTCTCTTAGTGTGGCAGAATCAATGAACGTCTCGTTCACTGCCATATTTGTATTATATGCTGTACTATATGAATTATATGCTAATATATTGATCAACATTGAAAGGTTAGACCCTTCAAAATCCATATCAGTGAATTCTGAATTCTCTTTCAAATAGTCTTTTATTGAGGTTTTTATATCCTCAAAATTTAAGTTTGTAAACTGGGTTAGTGCCATTATAGTCTAGTCGGTTCTAAAACGAAGTTTATCGATTGGGACGGTGCACTTATTCCAATAATATCGTACCGAATGGTAATTTCCAAAGAATTATCATCAGGAAAAGCATTGACCTCTGTATCAGTAAGACTTACTCTTGGTTCATAGTTATCAAGGACAGTCTCTATTTCTGTCTTTATAGGATCAATAAAATCAGTATTAGCAAGTTCAAATAATGCTCCTGTAATTCTAGTTCCTAAAGTATTATTGAAGAAAACTTCACCTAATCTGGTACGAACTAAATTTTGTACAGAACGCTTTATTGCATCCTCATTCTTCAGAGCTAATATATCATTTGTGACTGGATGACGCATCATGGATAAGGAAATATCCTTAAATCCTTGCGACGTTCTCTGAAGAGGCACTTGTGACCTATAATCTTGTGTATTTATCTATTTAGAGGCAATAAAAAAGGGTTCTTGCGAACCCTTTACTCTGTACCGATATAAACGACCTCTACGTCGTCTGGATGTGGGAAGCCAACTTGGTAGAATTCGTCTGCTAAATCAAACGTGATTTCTTCCATTTCTTCTTCTGAGACCGCTTCATGCACTTTCTCACCATTAATTATTATGTCGTAGCGATCCATTTACAAAATCCTGTAGATATGTCCAGTATGAACTTATCTATAAGATTCTAGTTTTCTCATGTCCTACACGACACTTAGGATCTATCCAAATTTCAAAACCTGCCTTTTCAGCATCTAAGCAGAAAGACACATCTTCACCGCACATATCCTGAACTTCACCAGATTCAAACACCTGCATTTGAGGTGCAAACCAAGGATACTTCATTTTCTCATTTTCAAAGACACCATGCTTGATTAGCAACCAACCAAATCCAGCATAATCAACTTGGAAAGGTTTACGACGTTTTTGAATACCATCTAACATTTCATGGTTCATGACTCCACCATTCTCTTTGAAGTCATCTTCTTCTAACCAATGAGCAACAGATGTAGTCTGTCCATCTTCAGTAACATACCAACCACCAGCAAGATCCTTATCCATCCAAATTAGACGATAAAATTGCTCTAATCCAAATACTATATCTGAATCAATCCAAAGTTGATAATCATACTTTAGTTTACCATCCCAAGGTAATTGATCAGGTCCACGAAGAACATTAGCACCTAAACACTTACAACGTGCAAAGTTGACCATCGATGAATAGTCTTGTGAGATTTGTATTGCCCCACCACGCTGAACAATCTCAAAACAGAGTTGAACAAAGTTCTTTAGGAAGATATATGAAACATTTCTACCAGGTAGGCAGAATACAAAAGTCTTACCCTTTATGAGTTCTTTTGCCTTTTCAATATCAAAATCATTTGACTTTTTTGTTTCTTCATCAGGTGGAGTCGTAACCACCTTAAATCCTTTAGCCATAAAACGAAAGACTTAGCAAATCAATTATACCACCTTATTTAGAATACGTCTACGGAGTACTTTTCGGCAAACAATTCTGCATCATCCCAGTCATTGACCATAGGCATTCCACGAATATTCAAAGAAGTATTCAATAGTACAGGACAACCAGTACGTTCGTACCAGCACTCTAGAATCGGTCTCAGGATGCTCTCAGAGGTTTCGGGGACTGTTTGTACTCTAGCTGAGTTATCAACGTGTAGACAGGCAGGTATAGCGTCTGGAAGGTTACATTGATAAGTATAAGACATGTAGCGACTACAGTCAGGCATATCAAAATACTCGTGACAATGCTCTTCCAGAATAGCTGGAGCAAATGGTCTGAACTTCTGCCTTTGCTTGATCGTATTGACGAGATCTTTTGTGGAAATTTCTCTTGGATCCGCCAAAAGACTTCTATTACCAAGAGCACGAGGACCAAACTCTGCACGACCATTTGCAACACCAACGATTTTATTTTTGAGTATGCAGTTAACCACTTCTTTCGGATCAATCTTGCGATTGATGTTATGACCGAGGTATGGCGAGAATTGGACTTTCTGTTCATTTGCTAGTAAAGCAGCTCCTAATGCAGCACCTGCATCACCTGGATTTGGCATTATCCAGATATTATAGTCACTAAATCTTTTTTGTATTTTAGAGTTTACCACACAATTTAGTGCAACGCCACCCCCATAACAAATATTATCACTGTACTTAGTTGCCATTTGGAAGAGTTTACCCACTTCTTCCTCTAAAACAACTTCTGCACTCTTTGCAACATCAACATCTTTACCTTCCAGTCCTCTTATACCCCTATGATTATTCTTAGAAAGTAGTTCCTCTAATGCCTTGGTATGACTGGGTTCTCCGAAGGCTGCCATTCCCATGAAGACATATTCTTCATCTAATGGTTTCAAACCTGCCCATTTAGTCAAAGCAGAGTACCATAGACCTAAAGAGTTAGGATACTGTCTAGACCACACTTTTTCATATGTTGCCTTACCATTGGACATTTCAGCAATCCAAATAGAAGAACAATCCCATTCTCCAATACTATCAATTACAACACATGCAGATCTATCAAATGATGAAGTTTGGAAGGCTGCAGCAGCATGTGACTTGTGATGGTCAAAATAAACCGTTGGTTCTAATGCTAAATTTCTTTCTTTCCTCCATGCAGACTGTCCAGCAACTAATTGCCTAGATCTCTTGATTAACGGATTCTCATAAAAAGCAACCGTCTCATCAAACATATTCATACACTGGGCAATGGATGCCGAATGTAAATCCAATTTCTTATCGTGCTTCTTCTTAGAGTAACGCTCTGAATGTGCAGCGAAGAGAATCTCATCATTATTCACTACTGCTACAGCAGCATCGTGAAATCCTTCTGAAAAACCAATCATACCTTGTCAAGCAACATCGTCCTCGTCGTAGTCATCTTCGTCATCACCCTCGTAGATAAAGGGATCTTGACGACGAAGTTTCCATAATTTGTATTCACCTAATAACCATCTCCACAATTTAATCATGATATATCGATTAGGACAAGAGTATGTAGTATAACACATTTTTCCAAATAAATAAATCCAACTCCCAAAAAACTATGAACACTTATCCTGTACCACCATCAGGTATATCCACAGAACCTATAGATGGAATTACTATTTCAACAGCAAATGATGGAGTAATACCAATATCTGAAACAATAGGGAATTTTGAGGGTTCAGTCGATATAAGTACCGATTGTATTGATTTTACGCAACGTAGCGAATTTGATGTTATACTAGAAAAATTAGAACACTCATTAGAGCATAGTCATGCTTTAGAAGCAAAAATTGATGCTCTAAGTGCAAAATTAGATAACATCTTCAAATTCGACTAATGGCAGAACTTCTTGAACTAATGCATGTTAGTATTGCATTTACAGCACTTTCTATGTCTGCAACAACAGCAATATTAGCTCCTGGTGTCGATTTACCAGATCATACACCAATAATGGAAAGTATGGGACTATCTCAAGAATTAAAAACCCAACGAGAAGGCAATTTACCAAAATAATTCTTAAAATTCATATAAACGGGTTCCATCATCCTTTTTGCTTCTACCATGATCTCTGGAGTCATATCCATGACATCTGACTCCCATTGATCATTCAAATACTCTATATGAGGTGCCTTTGACCCCATATCGGGCACATAAGCGTTTGGATGTACCTTTCCTATAGGAAATCCTATAAAATCACTTAAAGGCTTCGTATGACCGTTCCAGAAGTCTTCCATAATGGTTATATGGATATTATCTCGACCAAATGCAACTTCCCAGTTACCATACATGTCCACATAGTCAAAATCAACACCAGAACGTAAAAAATGACTCAATGGGTCATCTGGTTTCTGTTTTTGCCTCATAGACCACAATCTTGCAATAGGATCTCTGAAAACAAAGTGAACTTTAACATCAAAGTGCTTTTTTAGTTCAGGAGCGATTTCTTCAAGTAATCCACTACAACAAAACCCATTAGGATTACTAAAATCAGCAGTTGCCTTATAATCATGTTTTATATTATCCCAATTCTTCAAATTATAGTCAATATACTTCTTAATAGTAAATGGTGCAGACCAAAACTTCTTTATCTCCTCATCAGTCCATAAACCCTTAACATATTGGGACTCATGAGTAAATATTCGAGGTTTTCTGTTAGTTGTAGACTTTCTTGAAGGTCCAAAAAACTTTTTATAAAATTTTACTCTTTCTACTACTCTTTTTTGTTCTTGTAACTGCAATAACCACAAATATCCCTTTTCTTTACGATGTCCACTGTGACAATACTTATTTTTCCATCCTAATGTATAATATAAAGGAGTAGTACCAGACCAACCAGTACCAACGTTCAAAAATAGGGTGGGTTTCATTCCGAATGAAGTTCAATATGTATTTGTTCAGGAGTGTAGTTAGTCTTTACCCCTGCAATGATCATTTGCCTTCCCATCAGTTCAATTTTCTCTGCTTCTTCCTTAGATAAATCAGAGAAGGCAATATTCTTGTCTATGTAGACATCATAAGACATTCGTCCTCCTTTCGCCTAATTCTATATATGTCCAAACCAACACTATTACTAAATCCTGGTTGTGGCTGGGCAGCAACAACTCCTTTTCATTATACTTTGACGCTAGACAACAAATATGCTCATATGGGGCATAAAAAGGAGAATTGGTATTTAAAAAAATTATCCAATGAAACTGATGATATTAGAAAACAATTTAATAACATGTATTTCGGAAGAAAACTTGGAAAAAGACCTAAAGAAGGAAAAAGACCGAGAGAACATCCTTGGGGTGAAATTTTAGCATTTTATAACAAATATTCTACTAAAGTTGACCTAAAACCATTTTTAACAACACCTGCATCAATTGAAAATTATATTTCTTACTATTTGAGTCTTTGGGAAGTCGTAAAAGATGATTATGCTGCCGTTGCAGACTTTACAAATGGAAATTTGGGGTTATCATATGATTTTTTACAAGAAATAGCTCCTAAATTGCGAGAACACTTCAATGTAAAGGTCACTTTTCAATTTAGAGATCCAATTAGACGTTATTTTTCGGAAATTGGGTCACTTTGTGAAGATTTTGCTACACCAGACCTAACTTCAGACTATGTAACCTGTCCGATAATGTCTTATAAGGTACCTTTGGTACAAAAATTGATGATGAGGAAAAAAGAACATAAAAAACTGTTTTTTTACAAATTACAACGACATGAATTCAGTGAATTATGTGATTTTGCGGGCACTTATCTTAAATATAGCAATGTATTTGGAACAGAGAACTGTTATGTTACTATAATGGAAGACTTATGGGATAAAGAGCAAGAAAAAGAGCAACTTTCCAGTCTTTCAAACTTCCTAAATTACCAAGTTACAACTCTTCACGAAAATGTATACGTTCCTGACATGGGTAGCAATGCTCCTAAATACGAATTCCTTGAAGACCAGTGGTTGTCTGACCTTGAAGACCTAAATGCTGATGATTATGACCAAGCATTCTTCTATATGAATACATACTACAAAGACTTTGAGTCAACATTCGGTTACATGCCTACATCATGGAAAAAATGAAGTGCTATCAGATGACTTTTATGACCATGTTGATGATACAGAAACTGGTTAGAGACAAATATCAACGTGCTTGGAAAATAATGCTTACTATACCGTCATGAAATTAGTAACTCTTGGGTGTTCTTGGACAAAAGGCACTGGTTCTGGTTATGAACATGGAATGTCTAGAGAAGAATATGAAGCAATTAATGAAGATAAGGATATATGTACCAAATATGCATTCAGAACTCACATAGCAGAACGTCTAGGTGCTAAGAATATCAACCTTTCTAGGATGGGATCTAGTAATCAGAGACAATTTAGACTAGCAACTAAGTATTTCAGTGAGAAACATGACCCTGACATGATTGTTTTATGGGGAATTACCTCTACAGCAAGACATGATGTCTATAGTGTCCACAAAAAACAGTATGTGAACCTATTATATGGTAATGGTTTTGCTCATGATAAGAATATGGAGAAGTCAGGAGTAGATACTAGGTCATATTTAAAGAATAATTATGACCATGAGAATGAAATACAACAATTAGAGTACAATATAAAGCATTGGAACATCTTCTTTGAGTCTCTTGGTATAAAAAATTACTGGTTTGACACATTTAATCACCACCATTATAATATAAGGATACCAAATATGCTGTTTGGGGATAAACCTAAAAGAGATTTGATGTCTTTATTGTGTAATTACTATGATTTAGAATCAAATGACTGGGGATATCACATGTCTCAGTACGCTATGACTGATTCAAAACGTATTCAAGTACTATTAGAGGCAAAGAAAGTAAACCCACACAGTTACCATCCTACAAAAGAGGCTCATGTTGCTATTGCTGACATGATTATGAAGGAAATAACATGAACTTAGTTACCTTTGGGTGTAGTTGGGTAGCAGGTGTTGGTGCATCATATGATATTGATAACCCAGATGACCTAGAAACATATAAAACGTACTGTTTAGATAATGAAAAAACAGAGAAATATGCATGGAGAACACTATTATCTGAGAAATATAAGCTAAAAAATATAAACAAATCAAAAGGTGGGTCTGCTAATCAGTCTCAATTTAGACGTGCAACGAGACTGTTCTCTAATAGGGACTTTAATCCAGATGATACTATTATATTATGGGGTATTACTTCTTATTATAGGGATGAATTATGGTTCAATGGTCTAAAAATGTACTCATCATTCTCTTTTGGTGATTCAGCAAGAGACAATAGCAAAAAATATGGAGATTTCAGTCCTAAAAAGTATTTTTTCGACCATTTTGATGAAGAAGAGTCAATAAAATCGTTAAAATCTAATATTCGTCACTGGCAAGACTACTTTACTGCCAAAGGATTTCGGCATTATTGGTTTGATATTCTAAATGAGACGAATACAATAGAAAACCATCATTTAGACTTTGGTCAACCAGGTAAAAAAGACCTAATGTCACAACTTGCTACTGTTACAGGACTTGAAACATTAAATGATTCCTATCATTGGAGCAGTTGGTTGATTGATTGTGATAGAATTAAGCATCTAGAACGAGTAGGGATGGTAAATCGTCATAGTTTTCACCCTACTCGTCAAGGTAATCAGACCATTTGCTCTTTGTTCGACCATCATCTAAAGACAATATTAAATGTCTAAATTATAGTACAGAGGCAGATGGAAGAAAAACATTATCCCAAACCGAGGTGGGATCTCGAAAATGAAGTTGTACAACTAGAACAAATGCTAATTGTTTACGAACAAGAAATCGAACTACTTAAACAAGAAAAAAGTGAACTCCGTCAAGAAGTTCACCTTTTAAAAAAACAAATTGAAATATTATCTACTCGTTCAAAAGGTCAATCCAATCGTCATCAGGAACAAAAATAATTTCACCTTCAGCTAACCTATCTTGGAGATCCTCTGCTAGAGAAGAGTCTTCCATACCTGGTTCAAGATCATCCATGTTATAATATGTAATAATAAAATATTTATATGATGACCCCCGAAAATTATCGTGAATTGATGGCAGGGGGATTTTGTGCTTATCCGTTCCATAATATTAGAAACTCTCCTGTAGCAGGGTATGTTCCTTGTTGTTGGTCTAAAAAAATTGATAAAGAAGATAGTTATAAAAGAGATCCAATCAATACTACTCCCATCAAAGAATGGTTTAGTGGAGATTTTCAAACTCATATTCGCAAGGCAATGCTTGCTGGAGATCGTAATGATAGTCTCATAAAATCTATGTGCTCTCGGTGTAAAGAGAGGGAAGATAGAACTGGTAATTCACCTCGTTTGATGAAAACCACTAAAGAAAGAGCAGAACTGATTAAAGAAATATTTGATGATAATGGTAATATCAAGAATAGAAATTTACGTTTTTTATCTTTACAATTAAACATATGGGGTGTTCCATGTAACTTAGAGTGTATTGGATGCAATCCAGCAGATTCAACAACACGCTATAAAAGACTTAAAGAAATAGGTGATCCTTCTATTGTAAAAGAACTGGGAAGAGAACTATCAATCGTTGAGAACCTAATACACTCTGTAGATGTCAAAAAAAGAGATAGAACTCAGTTTTACAAAATTATCAGCGAAGTTATTGATAATATTGAAATTGTTTCTCATATATCTTTCTGTGGTGGTGAACCTAGTCTGATGACTAACCACTTTGAATTATTAGATGCAATTATAGCATCAGGTCATGCGAAATATATTGCTTTGGATTATGTTTCTAATATGACACTCTTTACTCTAAAGAAGATGAGGAAGTATATCACTGCTTTCAAATCTTTTGATATTCAGTGGAGTGTTGATGGTATCGATAAAGTCAATCATTATTTGAGATATCCAACTGACTGGGAGGCAACCTTGAAGAATGTTCGCTCAGTTAAAAAATGGCTAAATGTTACAAAAAAAGGAAGACTCAGTGTAACATTTACACCATCAAACCTCGGTATACTTAATATGAAAGAAACTTTTGATTTTCTTGAAAAAGAAGGTTTGAAAACCCGTGATGCAACTGGTAAGTTTCAAATCTATAACCGCCTTGAGGATCCAAGAATTCTACGTCCTAGAAATCTTCCAGACGATATAAAAGATAAAATAAAAAATGATGTTAGATCTATCAATGAAAGTGTTTACCGTGATATGATGAAAGAAACCCCTGTTGGTGACTGGAATAAATGCAAATTATATCTGGATAAATTAGATGCTAGTCGTGGAACAAATTGGCGAGATACTTTTCCAATACTTGCCAAATACTGAATAGGATGCTATAATATATAAGTCAAAAGGGATAGTAGTTCAGTGGTTTAGAATGCTGCCCTGTCACGGCAGAGGTCGTGGGTTCAAATCCCATCTGTCCCGTATCACATAAATAAAATGCCTTATCTGATTCTTCTACCCATTGGTTTCCTTGCATACGGTTACCTAGTCATAAGGCAATATGATCCTCACACTTAAATCATGGCATTTCAGAGAAAGCAGTTCCCATGGTATGTTTCAACCTTTCGTCTATTGAATGACTGGAGGTTGAAATTTTCTATGTGGCATAAAGAGAATATACGTTGGTGGCAAGATAAGTTAAATCTTTCTTATTACAAAACATACTGGTTATCTTTCCTAGAAGGTGTTATAATTACAGCAGCAGTCTTTATATTTGTACTATGAAATTAGATAGACATCATGATCCAATTGAAGATTTAGAAAGAGACTTATTACATGAAATAGAATTATGTGCCAAGGACTTGGGTGGTAAGATGGAGAAATATACTATTTCTAATTCATCAGGAGAAATATATAACCAGATCAAAATTACTTATGGTGCCCCTAAAACCCCAGATGCATATAAACCTTCATATTATCAGTGAAAATACCAGAAGTCTTTACTAATATGCAAGATTCCATATTATTTGGGGATTGTCGCCAAACCCTAAGTGAGTTCCCAGAAAAGAGTGCACGTTGTTGTGTTACTTCGCCACCGTACTATGGATTGAGAGATTACGGAGGGGAGGAGCACCAGATAGGGCAAGAAGAAACCCCTGAAGAATACATTCAAAGTCTGGTAGAGGTGTTTCGGGAGGTACGAAATGTCCTGACAGATGATGGTACGCTGTGGGTGAACATTGGTGATTCCTATTATAACTATAGACCTGGTAGCATTGCTTATCCGAAACAGACGGTATCAAATACCAAACAGGATTTACCCGATTCTAGTCCCAAGAGAGGCACACGCCTCCCTAACCTAAAAGAAAAAGACCTTATAGGGATTCCATGGATGCTTGCATTTGCCCTTAGAGCAGATGGTTGGTATTTACGACAGGATATTATATGGCATAAACCTAATCCAATGCCCGAAAGTGTAAAGGATAGATGTACTAAGTCTCACGAATATATCTTCCTTCTTAGTAAGAATAAGAACTATTACTATAATAATGAAGCAATCAAAGAAGATGCAGTCGGGGAAAGATGGGCAGGTAATAAACCAATCAATATCAATAATTCAAAAGACAACGAGAATACTTTCTCAGGACTAACAAGAGAAAGACAAATGGTGTATGATAAGAGAAACAAACGTAGTGTATGGAAAGTAACAACTAAACCATATAAAGGAGCACACTTTGCAGTCTTTCCATCTGAACTGATTGAACCTTGTATATTAGCAGCAAGTGAAGAATATGATACTATACTAGATCCATTCATGGGTAGTGGTACAACTGCCTATACTGCAAGAAGAAACAATAGACATTACTATGGTTGTGAACTACATGAAGACTATGGGCATCTGATACAACAGAGAGTACCACCTTCTGTAATAGAATTATCCCTTTAAAATAAAAACTCTGTACACCCTTCGGAGAACAGATACAGAGTATCTAGTTAATTTACAATCTCTAGAATCTTATTTGCAATCTTCTGATGCCCTTTTTGATTAGGATGACCTAAAGGTGCATAACAATCCCATTGAAGTAACTCTGTTATATCAATATCCCAATCAATCTTCTTATCCATTGATCTTGTTTTACTTACCTTATTATTCTCACTTACACCTACAGTAAGTAATATAAGTGGTATTCCCATTACCTTACAGTGATCCCTTATTGCAGTAGCAAACATATATTCATACATGTCTCCATAGAAGGGATCATAGATGTCCTTATAGAATCTGTTATATAATTTACCTTTACTCTCTGCTAGATTTACACTGAACTGAGTAAACCTACTCCTTTCTGTATCCCAGAATTCATTTCTTGAATTATAAGTTAACTGTATAACTGCCAAATCGTAATCCTTCATGTTATATCTAACCAGACACTGACGGGCAATCCTAAAATTACTTGACCCCTGTCTAGACATATTAGACTCATGGGCTCCCAGTGCATCACAGACCAATTTACTATATCTTTCTTCCTCTTCTTTTAGTTCTCCACCCCAACAGAAACTACAACCATCAAAATAAATTTTCACAAAAAACCTATAGGTGCTTTTTATATGTAGAAAAAAATTTTGAAATCTCGGTACCTCTCGTCAGGGTTAAGGTTTGTAGGTTAGAAAGAAGGTACTTTTTTAGCCACGCCCGCCCTAATTATAACATAAGGTAACAAATACACTGTGTTCGTTGATACTTAGCTTGACAAATCACTGCATCTATGTTATAACAATACACAGCAAAATGCCCCAGTGTGGTTAACACTGAGGCACTGACAATCTTACTGTAATTGTTTTACCATTCCCCCCTGTAATATTTGTACAAAATGTGTCTAACTGCACGAGAATCTTGTGCTGTTTCGAGTTCACTTAGTGCTTGAGACTTGCTCATAGTTTGTAATAACGAAGGGACGAAGTTTGACTGTCTTTGTTGTTAATAACGGTGGGCGAAGTCATTCCACGAAGATGTTAACAATACACGAAGAACTGTGGTACGGTTGTTAACACTTGACGAACTCATATTATGCTCGCTAAGACAACAATTACCACGAAGGATTAGGGTGGACTTCTTATCATTTTGTTGAGTGCAATTAGAACAGGGTTTGTAACAACAATTATCATAACATTATAACAAAGTATAAAGAACTCACATACATTTTACTTGACATTCTTTACATTTTGCGTAGGAACGATTACACCCACTATTTGTGCATCATAAGGGTGTAATTTGAACAGTTCTGAATATACATTAGATGAGACAGATTTGCTTGTGTTTGTAATACTTTTCATGGAAGGATTAGGGTGATTTCGTTGATACTGCGGATAGGTATGATTACACATTAGAAATTATCAATTAGTAACTGATCTTTCTTTGATAGATTATCACTAACCTCTTCATGGATTAGGCACTCTAAGTAATCACTTTTGTCATAGTAATTGTCTTGGTCATAGTCAAAATCTGCTTGGTAATCTTCATCAGATTGTTGATAAGAAAGGTGTGTAAACTTAGGCATGGTTACTAATAACGAGATGGGATAGATTTGTAAGAGTTTGTATCATCTACAGATGACACGATTGTAGGGGATAAAATGTTATCAACTAACTCAGAATACAATTCTTCGTTATAACAATCTATGTCCTCTTTGAGTTCATGTTGTGATAACTTAGTGAAGTAAT